TGTACATTTCAGCAGGAGACGATTTTCAATTTTATGGATATACATTAGATCCTCTGACAATGTTTGGGAAAACAGATGCTGGTTTTTCAGCTGAGGCATCTGTCATGGTACCGATCTCTTCCCAGATTGCATTGACCAACCCTGGGCATTCCACACAAGAAGACAAGGACAGTGACCATAAACCCATAAGTAACATAAGAGATTTTATTAGGAGAATGTATCGCACTATTCATTTAGATGTCTCAGGAAGGGATGTTGTTCAACAAGATGGTCTTATTTATTTTGATGTATATCAGCTATTATCAGAATGGTTTCCTCCAATCACTGTTCCGGCAGGCCAAGATCATAGAGAGTTTGCTTCTCCAAGAGGAATTCTCAAGTCAATGTTTTTGGGTATACAAGGAGGCATCAAAATCAAAGCAGTAATTCAAGGAACTTCCGCAGCGCAAATGTGGTTTGTGCCACCTTCAATGTCAATAAAAGAAGAAGGGCTATTTGTATCTGATGCTACTTATATGGGAACAAATACCTTCCCAGATAATGCGACACCTAAAGCTTTGCAGTGTAGTAGAGCTTTGATGAATATATATAACGAGACAGGGGTCTTGCCTTACAATTGGTCGAGTGTTACTCCTACTATAGAAAGACCAAATTATATTAATACCACCTTCGGGCAGGCTATAAACTTTGCTCAATCTGATGCGACGTCAATATCGACAAATAGTTGCATAATCGAAGCTCATATTCCTAATTTGTCTCCTCTGAATTTTGTAGGGGATGCGCATTCTTTAACGGGCTGGTCAGTTTCATCTGGCACCAGGGCAAATAAATTTGCCACTGATTTAGGTAAGATAGTCTTTGCAACTGGAATACCTACAGCCTTTACCCCGAACATTGCAAATGTTCCCACCGACCTAAACATTTCTTTGTATATAGGTTGTGATGATCAAACTAGATTTGGTTATCAAATTGCAACGCCACTAGTTGCACCACCCACAGTTATAGATGGAGGGATACCACATATAATTTCTAATGCAAATCCATTTCATGGAGGTGCATTCCCAATAACATACCCTAATTTTGGGTATTATCCAAATAATTAAAATTAAAGATTACGTTAGTACGTAACTTATAC